CAGTCAACGATCCAGTAATAGGAAAAATCCCCGTACATGCCCGCATACTCGCCGGTGGTAAAGGTGTTTGGACACCATTCAGACAGGACATAGGGCTTGCCCAGGATCTGGTTCTGGGCGCCGGCGCTGAGACCGGGCTGCCACAGATACTGCCCCTCACCGTCCTTGAGCTTGCGGATCTTGGTGATGGCATCCTGGTGAAACAGCCACCGGGCTTTTGCCTGGTATGCCGCTTTCAGGGCGCCCTGCACCGAAATCAGGTTATCCGGCTTGAGCGATGTGGCAGTGTTGTCCGTGGCCATGTCCCGGGCTGAGCTGATGCCGTCACTGGAAGCAGTGAACAACCCCAAAGGCTTGTTATGCCCGTCCCCGGTCATGTAATTGCTCTCCATGGTCCCACCCAGCTTGTACGCCATCCGCTGCCGGATCAGGGCCTCCACACCGATATTGGATTTGCGCAGCAGGGTTTCAGACACCTTGATGCGTTTGGCCATGGGATAGGTTCTGAGCTCCCGCTTGCCAAACCCCAGGCCGTCGTCTTCCTCACCCGTGCCAAGTTCAGTGGTCCAGGTCCAGTCGTCCAGATCGTCATCCAGCTTGACCACGCCCAGGGATGCGGCCTGCTTCAGGGTATGGACGGTGGCCATGCCCCGGATCTGCACCTGGTCATCCACGGACTTGAGCAGACCGGACACGAACTGTTCCGGGGTCACCAGGTACCCGCCGGACACATCTTCCCCGGCCAGCATGTCCCGCTGTTCCCGGGTCATCCCGCCCATGCCGTCCAGCAGAAACCGCCGGAATGCCTCTTCCCGATCCCGGGATGCCCGGTCCGGGGGACGGTTCCCTGTGCTGCTCCGGTTTTCACCCCCGGTTCCCGGCTCATTGGCGCCGGCCGGCGGATCGTCTCCGCCCCCCTGGTTGCCCGGGGGTTCAGAATTCGAATACCGGGTTTCCCTTTCTTCGTCCTTGATCTGCCGCTTGAGCACGGCAATGTCCTGGTCCAGGCCATCGATGTCCGTGTCAAACTTGTCGAACTTTTCCCTGTTTTCCGTAGACCACTTGGTTTCATCTTTGTCCAGGCCGTTCCGGAAGTCCTTGTATTCTTCCCAGACCCGCCCCAGCTTTTCCTGCTTCTTGCGAAGCTCGGCGCGTTTAATCATAACTGCTTTCTCCCTTCAATGAATTAAAAATTTTAAATCTCCGGTCAAAATGCCGCTGCCGGAGACCGGGTCCGCCTGGACCTGTCTGATGCACTGCCAGAAACCGGTCAAAGGACCGCTTGGCAATACTGGTGTCCGGATAGGCCGGGTAGGTGACCGGGCTGATGTCGATCAGCTCTCTCACTTCCCGGATCCGCCGGATCACTTTTTTTTCATCATGATTCTCTTCCCACTCATCCACCCCCACCACAAAGCAGAACGACTGCTCTTTGATATCGCCCCGCCTCACGGACACGGCCAGGTCCCTTGCCGTGGTGGTGTCCGGCAGATGAATCTCCGAATACAACCCCTTGCTGTCTTCTTTGATGGTCAGGGTGCCGGCGCTCTCCCGTCCCAGGACAAAGTTGGCATCGTGGTTGAACAGCGCCCGGCAGTCCGACTGTTTCAGTGCCGCCGCAAACGCGCCGGGCATGATCAACTCCCGCACTTCTGTTTCCCCCCATCCCAGATTTTCGGACGGGGAATCAAACACCGCCGAATATCCGGCCAGTACCGTCTCCCCATCTTCGGTCTGTTTCACCCGAAATTCTTTGACCGGGAACGCCCGTCGTTCCACCTGTCGTTTCATTTTCCCCCCTTTGCCTCAAAATAAAACCGGGCCATGCCGGAGACCGGGATTATTCCCGTTGTCGTCTCTCTGCATGGCCCGGTTGTTCCGATACCTTGCGGTTTTTTTTTATCTGTTTATCGCCCGTCCGCCGTGATGACTCTTCCGCCGTCTGCCAGGGGCCGGTCCCGTGACCTGCGGGTCCGGCGGGCTATGGCTGGATCCGGGGGCGGTTTGAAACTGCGCGTCTCCTCCAGGTGGACAATATGCCCGGCCTCGAACCGGATCACCACCGTGCCGTACCACTGCGCATCTATCTTGGGCCTCAGCTTGGATATCAGCCAGTCCAACACGTCAGGCACCCCCTGTGCTGTGCTGTGAAATCCATGCCTGCCTGGCCTCCTCGGCTGTATGTTCCGCCGGCTCGATCTCGCTATGACCGGCAGACACCACCCCCAGGTGTTCATCCATATCCACCCCGTTCAGAAAAACGTCGATGGTGCAGGTGTCATTCAGGGGCACCAGCACATACCCGACGGTCCCTTTTGGGAACACCTCCGGAACCTGGATCTGGTTTCCCTCATAATCCTCAATGACCGTGCCGGGTGGCCAGGTCAGGTTTTGTTTTTCCACCAGCAGTACCACGCGGTCTCCCTGGACATATTTCATTTTGTTTTTTCCTCTAATACGTGTTGGGCAATTTTTGCCTGCTGCCGGTTTCTGATGATGTCTGACGGCCATTTATGTTCAAGCAGAGACGCCTTCGCCTGTTCATTCAACCCGGAGAACCCCTTGACTTTTTCAGGGTCTGCTATTTTCTCCAGGTGCACAGCCACGTTCCGCTGAAAGCTGGCAAGAGATTGTCTGACCTGGTCAGCCGTCTGGTCAGTCAATTTCAGGTACGCCCCATGGTGCCGGCCGTCTTTTTCTTTTGCCTGGTCAACCGGGTCTTTCATGATCCGGTTGCCGGCATCCACCGGAACGATGGCGCACACGCACCCCTTGTGGATGGGCGGGTGACCCTTTCGGCCCTTCAGGCGCATGTAATTGCCCCGGCCGTCGCTGCCGGTGAGCACGTCGTCCTTGTCCAGAAACGGGGCCTGGATACCCACAGTTTTTCCGTTCAGCTGCCGGCAGAACGGGCAGGTCTGGGACCCCTGGGTGACCCATTGCAGCCGGGTGACTCCCTGCTGGCGCCAGGTCTCTTTGGCCACGGCATTGGCCACCCGCACCGCTTCGTCATCCGCAATCTTTTTGGGACGGGTGTCCTGCCATTCGGCCAGCCGTTGCTGCATGACGACTGCCAGATCCTCGTTCACGGGCGTGGTTTTTACCAGGCTTTTCAGCTGGCCCAGGGAAGACCCGCAGTGCCGGACCGCATACACGTCCAGGTATTCGGTGACAAACTGTTCCAGCTCATCGGTCACCACATAGTCCATGCCGATCATCCGACCGGATTCTTTGGCAATCAACCGGGAATAGGCCTGGATGACCGGTGCAAAATCCGCGGCCAGCCGATCCGGCAGCTCCCGGATATAAAACCGTTCCAGCCAGACCAGCAGTTCCCGGAGATCTGATTCCCGATACTCCGCTTGAGCCGGGGCCCACCCCCGGTCATCTTCCAGGTATCGATCCACCCGGGCCAGCACCTGCCGTACTTCAAACGCCACCACGCTTTTGGCCATGGAAGCGATCCTTACCACATACTGTTTTTCCAGGGAAACCAGCCCCTGGACATGGTCCTGTTCTTCGGTCTCCGGGTCACCCCAGGTCTCGGAAAAATCCACCCCGTCCACCTCGATGCCGTCATCCGGATCACCGGCCCGCTGTTCCGGTGTTACCGCCGGCAAGGCCCGCTGTGCCGGATCATGTTCCCGACCCCGGGAAACAGATCGATCGGAGGCACCGGACCCGCCGGCCAGTGCCATCTGGTTCCGGGTCACCTCCTCGATCATGTCCGTGGGCACCAGGTTCAACTGAAGATAGGTTTTGTCCGCCCAGGGCGCTTCGATGGGATTTTCATCTTCCAGCTCAAGAATCCGGTTGGGGGAATACGCCCCTACATTGAACATCATGCGGTAATATTCGGCCCGGGATTTTTCATCCCCTCGCATCAGGGCATTGGCATTGTGCCGCACCGACAGCCGGCCCCGTTCTTCATCCCGGAACAGAAACGCCTCATACGATTGTTCCAGCTTCACAAACCAGGGCCGGAACGTGTAGGTGACCAGCTCCAGGCTTTGCTGCTGCATGTTGCTGTAATTGGCATTGCTCAAGTCTTTAAGCACATGCGGGGGCAGGTTGAACCACCTGGCCACGTCATTGATGGAAAACTGCCGGGCCTCCAGGAGCTGGGATTTTTCCGGCTCCACCCCCACGGTGGCCACCTTCATGCCCTCTTCCGCCACCATGACCTTGTGGGACCGGCCCAGTCCGGAATAGGCGTTTTCCATGTGCCGTCTCAGGTTCTTGGCAGCGGTTTCCCCCAGCACACCCGGGTGCTCCAGCACCACGCCCATGTTGGCCCCGTTTTTGAAAAACAGGTTGGCATAGGTGCGCATGGCCAGCACCAGGCCGATACTGTCTTTGGCCGCATCGATCATCCGAAGCCCCAGAAACCCATTCCCCACCCCGGGAATCCGCAGGATATCGTCCTGGTCATACTCGGTTTCTTTCATGAACACGTCCGGGTCCGCTGCCGTGCCCCGGTTGTTCACGGACACAACCGTGTATTTGAGCCGGCCGTTCACCCGGCGGATCTGCGTCACATTGTCCGGATGCACCGGCCACAATGCCGTGACCCGGCCCACGTAATCCCGGACAATGATCGAATAGGCAGTGCCCCACAAAGACAGGTAATAGATACAGACTTCCCGCCACACCATGGCGGTCATCTCCGGATTGGCCATCACGTTCAGCCGCTGGTGAAGGAAATGATCTTTTTGTTTCACCCGCTGCCGGCCGGTTTTCTCCAGCACCGGACAGGGCAGGCTGGCCAGGTTGGATGCCAGGAACATCACCGCACACCATACCGCAGATTCGGACATCACTGTGTCCTCGTTCACCGACACCCCGGATTCCGACACGTTTCCGCCGCCGAAAAAATCCACCAGCCATTGTTTCGGATTCCTGACCCCGGACCGGTCCCGCCGGATGGCATTGGAAACGATACCCATTACCGCGCCTCCTTGCTTTCCAGGACCGCCAGTACCAGCCCGGCGGCCAGGCACATGCCCCCGCCGATCTTCAACGCCTGTTCCAGTCCGTTGTAAAGATAGATCCCGGTCATCAGGGATACGAACCCGCCAAGAATCAATACGTCTCCCAGGCTGATCCGCTGTATCGTTTCTTTCGCTCCGATTTTTTTCAAAATACCAGGACTCCTCTTTGCTCATACACTGATTCTGTCGGACCGCCATGCAAAATGGCCCGGGAGATAGCCATAACCAGCGCCACCATACCATCAATCCTTTCCCGGGCCTTGTTCTTGGCGGGCTTCACGTTTTCCGCCGCATCCACATCCACGGCCAGGTTGTCCGCACACCAGCGCAGCACCGGGTTCCCGCCGTGGGCGATCTTCCCGGCACGGACCAGCTTGTCCAGTTCCTTCATGGGCGGGGACATGCTCTTATATCCCTGGCGGTGCTCCACCATGACAATGCCGTCCTGGCCATCCAGGTCCCCGGCCAGCTTGACCGCGCCCCAGGGATCATAGGCCACTTCCCTGAGATCGAAATCAGATGCGGCCTGGTTCACGTCCCGGCGGATAAACTCGTAATCCACCACGTCTCCGGTGGTGGCTGTGATAAATCCCCGGTCCCGCCACAGGTCATAGGGCACCCGGTCGTCTTTGGCCCGCTGCATGATGTTGTTTTCCGGCACATAAAAATGGCACACCACCCGCCACAGGTCCTCATCCGCATCTGATTCCGGGGGAAACACCAGGATAAACGCGGTCAGGTCCTGGGTGGATGACAGGTCCAGTCCGCCATAGCAGGTCCGGCCCATCAGATCCCGGGACTGCACCGGCACGGTGCACGAATCCCACTTGTCCATGGGCAGCCATCGGGTGGCCTGGTTCACCCACATGTTGAGCCTAAACCGCAGAAAATTATTGAGCCGGGCCGGCTGGTGCTCGATCTGCTTGAAATCTTCCCGGATCTTGTCCAGGGTGAAGATGTGCCCCAGGGAGGGATTCACCTTTGCCCACACCGCCTCATCCGTGTAATCGTCCTTGTCCTTGTCCGCCGCATAGATCACCGGCAGCATGGTGCGGTCTTCGATCAGGTTTTCCTTGACCTGGCGGGCATGTTCCCGGACCTCCCAGCAGATGGAATTGATGTCATACACCCCGGCCGTGGTAATGGTGAACACCAGCTGCTGACTTCTGGCATATCCGGTGCCATCCACCAGCACGTCCCACAGTTCCCGGGTCGGCTGGGCATGCAACTCGTCAAAGATAATGGCGCTGGGGTTGATGCCGTGCTGAGACGCGGATTCTCTAGACAACACCTGGTAAAAACTGCTGGTCTTGTAATCCACAACCCGTTTCCGGGAATCCAGTACCTTGAGCCGCTGACTCAGGACCTGGTTATTTCTCACCATCTGAGCCGCGACATTGTACACCAATCCCGCCTGGTCCCGGGTCACGGCCGCGGAATACACTTCAGCGCCATACTCTCCGTCCGCGCAGAGCATGTATAAGGCAATGGCGGCCGCGAGCTCGGACTTACCATTTTTTTTCGGGATTTCCGCATAACAGGTGTGGTGCTGCCGGAGCCCGGCCCGGGGATGACTGTCATCTTCCACCCGGCCGAACAGCTCGGTCACCAGATCATGCTGCCAGGGCAAAAGCATAAACGGCTTGCCGGCCCACTCCCCTTTGGTGTGAGTGCAAAGCGTCTGGATAAAATCCACAATGTGCTGCGCTTTTTTCTGGTCAAAGGCCATGGGCTATATCCGATCCCCTTGTCTCATGTCAGCAGATCCACTCCCTGTTCCCCGTTAACATCCGATCCCACCACCAGGCCGACCCGGCCCCGGGGGGTGCACCCGAATTCCTTGGCGTTTTTCATGAAACTGGCACTGGTCCGGTGAAACACCGCTTCCAGATGCCGGAACCGCTTGGTTTCCTCTTCGGTTTCCAGCAGCGGATTGCGGGTCCGCAGCGCATCGGCCGATTCCCGGAGAATGGCCAGCTCGTGGCACAGCACAAAAAACGCCCCTTCATCCGCTTCGGTCAGAAGACCCAGGGCCGCGAGTTTCGGCCCCAGGTCTTTCCAGATCTTTTTTGCCCGGGTGTTCAACTCTTTGGGGGGGTCCGGACACACCACGGCCGGCGTGGGCTCTTTGGCCAGCGCCTCATCCGGTTTGGGCAGGGAATGGGAACGTCCCCCTTCCAAAGCCCGAAGTGCCGTGGGTTTGTGCGGACCCCGTCCCATCAGCTCAACCCCTCAAGAAAAAAATCCGGGTTGCCGGCTTTCCACTGTTCATATTCCCGGTCCCGGGCACGGCCCTCTTCCACCTCGTGGCAGTGAAACGAATGGCTTTCGCAGTTGTCCATGGACAGCCGCAGGTGGGGGTGGGTGGCCACCGGGTGGATGTGGTGGACGGGATCATCGTTTCTCACCGGGACGATTCGGCCCATGGCCCGGCACCGGGCGCAGGTGCACAGCCAGGAGTCCCGCTCTTTGACCGCCAGCCGGAACTTCTGCCAGGCCGCGTCATAGCCCCGCTCGGATGAATTTCCCCGGGCCGTGTCATAGGCCCGCTGCCGGGTCTGCTGCTGGACCCGGGCCAGGTGCACATGGGCCGGGCAATACCGGGACGGGTCCCGGGTCACGGCCGGGCAGCCGGGGTATTTGCAGGGTTTGGCAGGTTTCAGGGGCATGGCGGGTTCTTCACTCCCTTTATTCATTAGAATTTTTGCCGGTATTTATCATGGTAGGCACGCCTGAAACAGGCTGTCAAGCGGCCCAATTACATATATGTAACGGAAAAAAATTTTTTTTCATTTTTTTTCAAGCCTTTCAGACGTATAGAACAGATGCCCGCAGGACTTGCACAGCCTGCGTCTCACCAGTTTTCCTTTCAGAGGTCGGACCCACAGAACACATGTTTTTTTACCACATTTCGGACACGTCATCAAAACACCTTGAATTCGGGTAAAATCTCGTCAAAATCATCTTCTGAGAACAGATTCATGGCAATGGTCTCCACATACAGGTTGTCATCGGTTTTCCGGGTAGCGGATACGTCCGGGGACTGGTACTGGTACCGCCGGCATCCGGCGCAGCAGAACCCGACATCCAGTTTGGCTGCAGCCGTCAGGCACTGGTTGTAATGGGCGCAAAGCGGATACCGCACCAGGGGTTTCATACGCCGGCCGTCTCCGGTTTCACCACCCGGCAGTTGTCCCCGGTGATCAGGTCATCCGGGTGGTACATCCGGAAATACCAATGCACCTCATCATCCGCGAACAAGTGCCGGATCCGGGAACAGATCTGCCGGTTCCGCAGCCCGTTGAAATGGATCTCCCAGGACTCCGGCGTGGCCGTGATGGTCACCGGGTACTGCTTGAGCAGCCGGCCCAGCTCCTGGATGGGGGACAGCCCGGGCGGCGGCACATACCGTTCGTCACAGGCCAGCTCCATGGTCACTGCCGGCGGCAGGCCGGCATGTATCCATGCCTTTATGTCCACGCCCAGGGAATACGCTTCCCCGGGATCTTTGCCGGCCGGTACCGGCCACCGGCGGGCCTGGGGAAACTGTTTCAGCCACCATTCCCCGGAGGTAGCGCCGGCGTCATCAAAATCCAGGCACACCAGAATCCGGATGGCCTTTTGCAGGTGCAGATACATGCCCCGGCCCGGCTTGGCAGCCGCACTGCCCAGGGCGATGGACCCCACGATGGACCCCGCATGCCGGGCGATCAGCATCTCGTCCAGATCCGCCTCCACCACAATGTACACCCGGTGGTCCGGATTGTGACCGGCCAGCTCCATGCCGGAACCCGGCACCACATAGTATTTCACGTCCCGGTCGGTGCGGATGTCCTCGGCAGGGCGCCGGATACGGATCCGGTACAAAGCCCCGCCCTTGAAGACGGGAATCACCAGGCCCCGGGGAAGCCACAACATTTTATCGCGGCCTGTTTTCGGGTTGTGCTCCCTGGGCAGCCCCCAGGCCGTCCTGGGCCGGAAGGCGCAGTTCCGGCCGTTCTCGCCTTCATGCCATCCCAGCTTGAACCCCTTGACCGCCTGGAGATCCAGCCCCCGGCGGGCCAGATATTTCAACGCCGATTCATTTTCCAGTAACGCCTGGTGGGCCGTATCAACGAACACACCCGCCTTAATCTGCCAGGTCTCCACCGGCGGCGTGAACACCCGGGGTTCAAACACATTGCCAGCCCCGTGCCCGGTACCGACCCCGCCGTCAGCGCTGCTCCCGGAGACTCCAGACCCACCACATCCAGCCGATGACGGCCCGGAAGGCACTCCCGCAGGCCGGTATGCAGTCGGGCGATACCCCGTCGGCATTTCCCGCCCCACGGCGCGGAACGCCTCCGGATACGGCATGCCTTTGAAATCCACCAGAAACTGGACATCATCCCCGGACCGCCCACAACCTCGACACCACCAAGACCCGCGCCCCCCTCTGTCAGCCGGCCAAACGCGAAAACGGT